AGTGTGACTTGTGTGTTACCCGTTTGTGATATAAAATCAGGCACAAATCTTCTTATCTTCATTAGAAACTCACCGTCTCCTCTAATATCTGCTGTGCCTGTTGTAGCCCCTCTTGCTACTCTTTGTGTAATATCAAAATCACCAGACAATATGTTTGCAGTAATTGCTGTTACAGTTCCACCTTTAACTTGATCTGTCCCTGTTTCATGCTCATAGTATGTTGTAATGCCATCAGTATTACCTTGAACATACGTAGATGAAGTAGCAGGTTCAACACCATCTGCATCATACTCCATAGCATGAGGTTTACCAAACACAGCAGAATCTGCCCAAGCTGTTCTAGCTAATGTGCCTACTGTCCATATTGGTCTTTGTGGTGACGAGTCTTGATAATTATAACAAACCATTTTGTTAACAACAGAAGAGTTTGCTGTTGGATAAAACCACATAATCTCACCAAATAAATTATTTAATCCTGCAGATATCATTTGATTACCAGAGTCTAAATTAAGATCATCATATACAAAGTCCTCTACTAAACATGTTAAAGATTCTAGTGCACCGGCATATCTAAAGAAACCGTTTTCTGACATCCAATATGCAGCGCCATCTACCTCTACCGCTGCGTTCTTACCTGCTAATCCACAGTTTGTTCCAACTTGCACAAAAGCAAATGTAAATGGCTGACCAACAAAACGCATTAAGAATAAAGCTGTATCTGTGTAAACATAGATTGCATCTCTACCTCTAATCGCTCCCATGATCCGTGATCCGTCGGCCAGTCTCTGTGTGCCAGCAGTATTGGTTGCCGTGGGTGTATAAGTATTAATATCCTCTTGGTCTGAGAATCTAATGAACATATCATCTTGAGTAGACTTATCACCAATAGTTGTTTCTGTTCCAAAAAATACTAAGTGTCTATCTGGTGTGGATACAAGCATGTGTCTTGACGCTGTGGGTGCGTTAGTAATAATAGTCGCTCTAGAAGATGTGGCGTCTGATGCTGCAGAGTTCCATTCGAATACTTCACCATCAACAATTAAACAAATTGCTTTATCACCAAAGTTATCAATGGACCACATACCAGGATCAACAATTAAGTCTCCTGATGCTGCTTCACCCCACGCTATAAAACTAGAGGTATTTGTAACTGTGGCTCCTGAGGTGTGTGATGCTGCAGTTGTGTTTCTTACACCTCTTGTTACACCTGTTAATGTGTTTGTTGATATACCTGTGTAGGATATTTCCTCTGATCCTATCTGCACAAAGTTTGTTCCTGATGATGGAAACTGTGATGCATCATTTAATGTTATAGTTGTTGTAGAAGAATTTATGTCAGCGGATAATGTTGTTGTAAAAGCTCCAACTTCTTGTCCACCCCAAGATCCAAGTGACCAACCAAAACCTTGTGATTGTACATCTGGGCCAACTCTATAATAATGTTGCACTCTAATACCACCAGACTCTGTTGCACCAGATCCTGATTCTGCTGATGGCATAGTAATTGTAATTTTATTTGAAGATGGCACAGTCGTTGCCATGAATCTTATATCATCAAAGTCTGATGCACCAAAGTTTGAACCTGTAATAGATGAAAAATTATCTAATAAAACAATGTCACCAGCCTGTATACCATGATCACCTGAGAAGTTTATTGTAACTGTAGCTGATCCGTTGGTTGTTGTGAATGCGTTTGATAATGTGTTTGTAGATTTAATTGGGTGTATGTCATAAAACACACCGCCTGAATATGCATATAAAATTCTGTTTGATCCTATAATAGAATACTTTCTACCTACACTGTTGGTAAATTGATGCAATGCTCTGGCTGCACCAGTAATATTGTCAGCGCCCAGTTGTTTCCAACCACCTATCTTTTCAGGAAAGAGGTATCTAAAACGCACATTATCACAGTCTATCCACTGACTTTCAGCAGCGGTAGCAGTAATTTGTTTATTTATACCAGGTGCAAAATTAACCTTTTGTAACATAGATCTCCAGATTATATTAGATTGCGTTGATTATCAACGTTGTTTGGTGAAAGAGGGCATACCTAACATAGGTCTTTTATCATATAAATTCCCTTTTGCAAATGGCCCATTTATGTGATTATAGTGTAAAAACACTTGACCACACATCTTGCCTTTAAAAGGCTCTCTCCAATGTTCTAAGTCACATCCAGAGTAAATAAGCATATCTCCTGGTTCTAGATCAATTCTGATACCTTCCTTGTTAGGTTCTCCCGAGGGCTCTAAATATATTGGCCAAAGATCTCCTCCTAAATTAAGTGTGGTAGATATCTCACAACTAGGTCTATCTTTATGTCTTTTTAACTCGTGACCCTCTTCATATACTCTAGCATACGAATAGGTTGGAACTAGATCTAATCCTGTTTTTTCTTTCATCACTGGTAGAACCTTAACTAGTAGAGTATCCATAACTGGATCTCCATAAATAGAATATGCCCCTGGAACTTGATGATCTTCCCAAGTGCCATGTAAAGGGTTATTAGGTAAAATATTGTGTTGATACATAAAATTAATTGCATCTCTTTTAAGCAAGAAATAGTTATAGCAAAAGTTTGCTAATTCATAGGACACTGCCTTTTTTATAACTTTATATTTATTAAAATCCATCTTGTACAAAATTAAAACTCACTGATATTCTTGCATTGTCTGTTTTATTATTTTCAACTAAATGCTCCAACCAAGATGGAAACATAATAATTCTATTCTCTTTAGGGTCAACATATATTTCTTTCCATTTGTGATGAGGTATTTCTCCTGATTTCAGTTTAGGACTAACTAAACGTGCTCCAAGTCTTGGGTCACTAAAAACTAACCTACCTGAATCTTTTGGTACTTTAACATAATACACTCCACTAAAGTGACTGTTAGCGTGCATATGTGCTTTATTAAAAGAGTCTTTGTAATTTATGTTGGCCCACATATTCCCTAATTTAGGAAACCGATCTAAAAACTCCTCATGAAAAACCTCCTGCTGCATTTTATATAATTCATCAACAAGCGGTTTAAATACAGAGTTTTTATGCATAGTGGTTTTACTATGCCAACCATTTACATTTGTTTTTATAAGACCAGGATCTTTTTTCGACCAAGCCACTATTTCTTTTTCAAAAAGATTTATGTCAAGATTCACGTCTTTGCCGTATATCATAGTTGGAAAAAAAGATTCTATAATCATTTAAAAGGCTCCCCTCCAAACCACATAACCAAAGATTTTCTAACCCCTCTTGTTACAGGAACCACTCTATGATTTATAAAACTAGCAAAGAAAACAGCGTGTCCTTGTTTTGGTCTAGCCACTTTTCCTGGAGAAGCAATTTCTAATCCACCTCCCTCATACTCGCTATCATCGGATAAAATTAAAGTCATAGATATTTTTCTAACAGGAGGTTCTTTTTGCATTATGATGTCACAATCCATATGCCAATCATAAAAACCACCTTCTGGATATTCTGTATATTGTGCTTGTTCATTTATTTCTACGTTTTCAAAACCAAAATGTCTTTTGTTAGTTACCCACATAACCTCTTCTAATTTTCTATACATATGCACCGCTACAGGATTGTCAAAAGGTATCCAACTAATGTGAGATAGTCTAGTTTTAGTTTCTTTAATACCCTTTTCACCCATCCCTATTAATGCAGATTGTGGAGGCATAGATCTTCCTAATTTTATAACCTCTTCACACTGCTGTTTAGAAAAAACAGGGGTTGTTGTTTCAACAACCCAAGATTTCCAAGTTGGTTCTTTTTTTATCATGCAGGTGGTCTTGCTCCTCTATATCTAACTTCATCGTATTTAATATCACAATTAGCAGCTAATGTTCTTCTCGTCTCGTTGGTGCTGTTAAAAGGATAAACTGTGTGGCGCATGTCGTAAGGAAAAATATAAAAGTCTCCCACCTCTAATTGTGGTTGATAATCTGTGGAAGCAAACTGACCACTTGAATTACCTATTATTTGTAACCGTCCATTACAAGGTTGATCATCTGCTGAATATTCCTTGCCATAATGAGATGGTAGTTTTAAAATCATAACCGAAGACAGCCCAGTAAAAAGTGATCCTTGGTGAATATGAATAGGATTGTATTCGTTATCTTTCATTTCATTAACCCAAATAGAACTTATTTTCATTTCCATTGGAATTATTTTTTTAAAATTTAAATATTCAGTATACACAGACAAAAACCAGTCTAATACATATTGAGATAAAAAATTATGACTAGTCTGTTTGTCACTATTAACACCCGAGTAATATAAAGAGTGTTCATTTTTTATTTTACCAACAAGTTGTTTGTTAGCTGGGCTTAAACTTTTAAAATTTTTATCATAAGTTTCATTAAGTGTATTAAATATTTCAAGAGGAACCTTAGTCTGCATTACACACTGACCTAACGGGATTATACTACGTTGCATTACTACCTCTAATTTTTGTTGCAGATATACTTTCTATTTCTTTTGGAAGAGATATTTTTTCTATTTGATAACCTACATCTCTGCCATAACAAATATTAGTAATATTAGGCACTCTAATAATTTCAAATTTATTTCTATAATTTTTAAGTTTCTTCATAATCTTTCGTCTTACTGTTTTAAACGGATAGGGATTATTTTCTCCCTCACACGTTCTAACCATTATAACAACTTGGCCAGTTTTTTCTAGAGCTTTTTTAAATAGTTCAAAATGCCCGTCGTGGAAGGGTTGATATCTTCCTAACATTTGAGCTGTGGGCTTTTTATAGTTTATCACGTATCTCCTTTATTATATCTTGATAGTCAAAATTAGTGATTTCAAAATGACAATGTTCTGGTTTTTCAAACATCTTGTTTGTATCATCAAATCTACCCTTCTTAATTGTATTCATCCAAACCCTTACATCATACTCAAGTCTGTCCTCGTCAAACGGACAAATAAAATCTACGACACAAGGTCCATCAACTAAAGACGATAAACAACCCATTCTTTGTGCTTGTCTTGTTCTACCCTCTGCTGAAAAATCCCAATCGTTAAACATCTTTCTAACTTCATCAGCGTTAAAGTAGGCGTAACCTGCAGACAACTGTCTTGCAAAAGTTGTCTTACCTGACCCTGGTAAACCAAATACTAATATTCTCATAATTTAATGTGTCCATATTTTTTTATAATACTTTCTGGTATCATTTTTTTGTATTCATTGTGTTCGATAGATATGTTGCCTCTAATGGTATGAAGATTGTTACCAACAACTGTATCATCATATTCAATTCCATTTAATTTAAACTGAGATAAAGAGTGATATCTGTGAGGATAATAAGGCATTCGTAAATAAGCATAGACTTGTTTCATTGTCATCTCAGGATTGTTTACTAAGTCTTCATATCTTATAAAAAGATATTTTTCTTTTTCTTTCATAGCACCCTCAACAGACTTTAAAGTTTTTACAATACCACCCTCTGGATGCATTAATCCTTCAAGTTTTTTTTCTATAGT